CCATGCTCGACCCAGCCCCTGCACACACGATGTACACGCGCTGGTCTACGAAACTCTCGCTTTCCCGTATCGCATCACGGATCTTCCGGTTCTTGGTGTGCATGGATGAGTCACAGTACGAGGACATTGTCCACGATGCTGTCATACGCGACGGTGTGGAATCATGCATGGAGGTTCACACCGAGGCAACGGAAGAAGACTCACTTCCGGTTGCCAAATCTGCAGTCTACATCAAGGATGGATACGACCTTGGTTATGAAGAGCAGGGCTTTCGTAAGCTGATGGCCCAACGTCGCACCTTCGAGGAATGGGAATGTCTACCCCAGAAACTCAATGTGACCCCTCTCGAACTCGAGACTGCATATCGTCGATTGTCCACTGCCCCTGTGGAAACTCGCAAGATCAGCACCAAGTTCATCGCTGTTGCGGCAACGCAACTCCGCGTTAAACTTGGACGGCTCGCACCCAATGATGCAAACAAATTGGTGTGTGAAATGGAATACCTACGTATTTGCCGTAAAGGATCTGTTCGAGCCACCGACATCGACGTCCATCGTGCCCACGTTATCAATGCCTACTTTAGTAGTAGTGCCGGTGACCGTGTGGCTGCGTGTCGCGCCCGTCAACCCGCCTGGATCAAACGTGCGCTGGGATATAGCATTCCCAGTGCTGGTCCGGATGTGTGTTAGGGGTGCCCACGCAAGGTGCGCGGATCTAACACCAGGGTTGCTGAACGCTTACGGAACCAGACCGTAGAGCAAGTATTCAGCCTTGGTAAAGGTCGACTGTGCGTGCGCCGGAGCGAGGGGACTGCCAAAACCCGTACGTTTGTTGTTACGGAAGGGTTTGGACCAAATCACAGTTTGGGAGTTTTTAATAACAATGTAGACACCGTTGAGCGTGCGCTGATTGAACGTTACTTTCTTTGTAAAGAAGGTGACGCTTTTCGGCCCGCCATCGGCTCGACTTACGCTGCTTGGAAAACCAAAGAGCTCAAAGCATTTCAATCGGGCGTCCACCGTCACATGCCGAAACTACCTGTTCTTACAGAACAGATGGTTGTAGATATGTACCGTGGCGCCAAGCGGAAGACCTATGCCCGCGCACTCACTAGTATTATGAGGAGGAAATTATGCGATAAGGATGCTCGGTTAACCATGTTCGTTAAGTTCGAGAAACAAGATGTGCGAAAAGCGCCCCGTGGTATCAATCCACGCGACCCACGATTCAATCTAGCATTGGGTAAATACCTTAAACATGCTGAGAAATCGTAC